ATGTAGAAGATTGATCTAGTTCTAAAAAATCAAAGGGGCATTCGCCCCTTTTTTTTCGCCTAGCTTTTGCGATCTTGTGCGTTCAATTCTTTTGCGATCCTTGGCGTTAGCATTCGCCAGCATTTACCAGATTTAAAATCAGGAACCAGGCCAGGTTTTGAAAAGCTGCTGGATGGCCAGTCCAAAAAAAAGGGGAGCAGTTGCTCCCCTAGTTGGTGTTGGTCTATCTATTGCCACCTCCCATCTTCAAGGTCTTGCTCTTTGAGATCATAGTATTCATCCTCATCTTCAAACTCTACACCCCAATCTAAAGATAGATTATGCTCATCGCAATACTCTTTTATCTTCAGATAGATTTTAGTTGGACATGACCATGCAGTTAAAAAGCTAGCATAGATTCTATCCACACCATCAAGTCCAACATCAACATTATAAGCATTCCACTTGGTATCCCAATTGGCTAACCTCCAATCATACCAATTATCGAAGCCATACTTTTTAATCCATCGCTTGCGAGTGAGTGGATCACTTGGGACAAGATGCCCCATGTCATTTTCCCACTCATCGCCATGGTCAAAAGGATCATGAACATCAAAAGACTTAGCTAAGTCTTTAGGCATTGGTATCATTCCCTCAAAGTCAAACTCACTTTTATGAATTGAAAGTTTGGTTTTAAGTTCAGCTAATGCAAGTTGCTCTTTTGAGCAACCTGTATTAGTTTCTATGTCAACAAAGTTAGATGTATGATTTGGCATTAATCTACCCACCCTTTGATTGAAAGCATTGTATTAGCTTGAACTTCATAAGCTTTTCTATGGCTTAAGTAAACTAATGCCATCTCTTTATCACCTTTAAGAAAACCTCTAACAGCTTTCCTATCAGGAGATACAGTTGCATCAACCATGTTTACTTCAGACCATGATTTGAAAGTTCTAGGAATTCCAATACCATTTGGTTTGATGATGACTTGATCAACCATTTCTTTTTTGATGGATGATCTTAAGGCATCAATTGTTTTCTTAACCTCAAGGTATTCTCTTACCTCTTTGGTCTCCATTGCTACAAGTTTATCTTGTAGGCTTTTAAGTTTATCAACTTGTTTCATGTTAATTCCTCCTTTTGTTTTTGGTTAACATACTACGTATGTTATCAGTTCATAAACATAAAGTAAACATTTATGACAACTAATATACATATTAAGTATGACATATTAAGCGTCATACTTTATGGGTCTCTATTGGATCGCGTCCTGTTTTTTGATCGCGTGATTTGGCTACCCCCTACCCCCACATATAGGGGCGTGGCGTTTTTTGTGTCAGTGTATAAATAACTATCAGCACAAATAATTCACCCCAAAATCCATTTCACCCCCCCCTCTTTTTTTGGGACCCCTATTGAGGTACTATATTGCACACAGAAAAAAACATTTTGAGATGTCTGCACCAAATACGAAACTAGACCATGTTCCAGATGATGCCCTAAAAGAGATAGTGGCCATCCAAGATCGCATCAAGAAACTTAAAACCAGCGGCAAAGCTCAGAAAGACTTTATCCACTACGTCAAGCAAGTCTGGGATGGCTTCATCGAAGGCGAGCACCACAAGCTCTTTGCGAAAAAGCTCGAAGCTGTTGCTCAAGGCAAGTGCAAACGCCTGATCGTTAACATGCCCCCACGTCATACCAAGTCCGAGTTTGCTTCTGTGTTCTTCCCAAGTTGGATCATGGGACTACGTCCTGATATGAAAATCATGCAAACGACTCACACCGCCGAACTCTCGGCAAGGTTCGGGCGCAAGGTGCGTAACTTGATGGACACCAATGAGTACAAGCAGATCTTTGAGAACGTACAGCTGTCTGCTGATTCTAAGTCAGCGGGTCGATGGGAGACGAACAAAGGCGGCGAATACTTTGCTGCTGGAGTCGGTGGCGCCATCACAGGTCGAGGTGCTGACTTGCTCATCATTGACGATCCTCACTCTGAGCAAGATGCCATGTCACCGTCTGCCCTTGAGTCAGCTTATGAATGGTATACCTCTGGACCCCGCCAGCGTTTACAGCCCGGCGGTATCATCGTGATCGTCATGACGCGTTGGTCGACTTTGGATTTGACTGAGAAACTTTTGAGACGCATGGGCGAAGACCATGCAGACCAATGGGAAGTCTTAGAGCTCCCTGCCATTTTAGAAAGCGGTGAACCCTTATGGCCAGGCTACTGGAAGATTGAGGAGCTTGAGTCTGTCAAAGCTTCCTTGCCTGTGGCCAAGTGGAACGCCCAGTACATGCAAAACCCTACCTCTGAAGAGGGTGCCCTACTCAAACGCGAGTGGTGGCGAATGTGGGAGCAAGACAATCCCCCTCCTTGCTCCTACATACTTCAGTCTTACGATACCGCTTTTAGTTCCAAGGAGACTGCTGATTACAGCGCCATCACCACTTGGGGCGTATTCCGTCCTAGCGATGGAGCACCTGAGTCCATCATCTTGCTTGATGCTAAGAAAGGTCGATGGGACTTCCCGGATCTGAAAGCGACAGCCTACGATGAATATACCTATTGGCAACCAGACATTGTCTTGGTAGAATCTCAAGCAAGTGGTACGCCTTTGACGCACGAGTTGAGAATGATGGGCATACCTGTGGTGAATTACCGACCCACTAAGGGGAAGGACAAAGTCACCAGAGTGCACAGCGCCTCTCCTGTATTTGAAGCAGGGATGGTGTGGGCTCCTGATGCCATCTTTGCAGAGGAAGTCATAGAAGAATGTGCAGCCTTTCCTTATGGAGAGAACGATGACTTTGTAGATTCGACAACACAGGCTATACTAAGATTTCGTCAGGGCAACTTTGTGCGATTGGATTCAGATGAAGATGATGAAGAGCCAATCCCTAGACAACGAATTTATTATTAGAGGTAACAATCATGGGAATATTAGGAAAATTAAATAGAAGAAATACAGTCAATATGGTGGCACCAAAGATGCCTAAAAAGCCAACAGCTAAAAAAGCACAAGCAAGCATGCCAAAGATTCCTAGTTTTTCAAGAGGAAATACAAGGTCTGGCTCAGGTGGGATGATGAAAACCTCAGCTCCAGCTGCGAAGAAAAGTTCACAAGCAAAAAAACCATTGATGGCAACACCAATAGAACCAAATAACATTGGAAAGAAAAAAGTAAAAAAAGGCCCGGGTTTTAAAAACGGTGGCTCTGTTATGAAATACAAAGATGGTGGTTGTGTTGCTGGCGCTGCTAATCGCAGACGCATGATGCAAGAAATGGTTAACAAATAAATTAGAGGTAACAATTATGGCAAGAAAATTAATTAAAAAAGCAGTTAAAGCAGGCGTAAAACGTGGCAGAGGCAGACCCAAGGGATCTACCAATGCACCAAAAATAACCAAGCGTAGCGAAGCTCCGATTAAATCAGAAAGAAGTAAAATCGAAGCAGCTAACAAAAGAGCAAAAGCTAGAAGAGCAAAAGCAACAGGCATGACCGCAGGACCTGGTGCTTCAGCTGTAAAGAAAACTTTACCAACAGGTTCAAAAAGAGCTACTGCTCTTGGGCTAGGCGCATCAGCCGCTGCTATTGGAACCATGGGTCGTAAAAAACCAGAAGCACCTAAAAAGAAAACATTTGCTGAAGCTTTTAAAGAAGCTCGTGCAAAAGGCGAAGGCACAAAGTTTACTCATGATGGCAAATCATATACAGCTGTTACCAAAGATGACCTTAAGAAAAAAGGTTACGATGCTAACGAACTTGCCGCTTACAACAAGCGTGGCGGTAAAGCCAGAGGTCCTTTAAATAGACTTGGTCAAGGCGTAAAAAAAGTTCTTTTAGGTAAAGATAAGAAGTTCGGTGGTGACAAAGGCGCGATTGACTTTATTAGAAAGCCTAAGAAAAAAGCTGCTGGCGGCATGATGAAAGCTAAAGGCTATAAAGCTGGTGGATCTGTTAAAACCAAAGCATGTGGAGCTGCTAAAAGAGGTTTTGGTAAAGCTTATATGAAAGGCAAAAGATAAATTGTGCCAAAAAAAATTATTAAAAAAGCAGTTAAAAAATCTGCTAAAGAGATAGAAACTTTTATCAAGGGAATGGACAATGTTTCAAAAGAAACAGCTGATAGAATTAGGACAGGCAAGATTAAAATAAAATCAAGCAATCCAAAAATTCAAGAATCTCTTGATGAAAAGTTTCCATCTTTAAGACCAGTCAAAAAAATGGCTGGTGGTGGCATTGCCATCAAAGGACACGGTAAAGCATTTACAGGAAAATAAATGGCAGATGTAGATAAAGCAATTACCATCGAAGAGCAGATGGAACTTAAGGTTCGTGATAGATCCAAAGGCATGGAGATTGAGGTTGATGTTGAAGAAGATCAGCCTGAGTTCGATGACTTTGAACAGCTAGATGATGGTAGCATTGCTTTTGGTATGCCAACTCCTCTTGTAGAAGAAACAGACTTCTACGCTAACCTTGCTGAAATCATTGATGATGGAGATTTAAACTCAGTCAAAAATGATTTGATGGCCAACATCGATGCTGACAAAGAGTCACGCAGCGAGTGGGAGAAAACTTATCGTGAAGGTCTAGAGTATCTTGGTATGAACTACGAAGAAAGAACTCAACCTTTTGAAGGAGCTTCTGGTGTCATGCATCCACTCCTTGCTGAGTCAGTCACTCAGTTCCAAGCTCAAGCGTACAATGAGCTGTTACCTTCTCAAGGTCCAGTTAAAACACAGGTGGTTGGTATGGCCACACCTGAAACAGAACAACAAGCATCACGCGTACAAGAGTTTATGAACTATCAGTTGATGCAAGTCATGCGTGAGTATGACTCTGAGACAGATCAAATGTTGTTCTATCTACCACTCAGTGGTTCAGCTTTTAGAAAAGTATATTACGATCAAAACTTAGGCAGAGCAGTTTCTAAGTTTATTCCAAGTGAAGACTTGATTGTTCCTTACGGAGCAACTGACTTGC